AGCAGGAATAATTTCTGTATTGCCTCTGATACCACCAATGGGAATATCAACATTTGTAACATATTCTTTAAGTGATGCTGATGTTTTAGCTGAGTAAGGAACTAAGTTGTTTTTTATTGAATCTGGCAATGCAGCAAAAGCAGTTGGCGTGTAATATTTAACCTGCCCAGTTGCATCACCTTTTTTTGTGTAAGCATTAGCTTTGGCTGGTGCTTTTGATAAGCTAGTAGTCAGGGTTGCGGCCATTGTTGCCTTGGCCTTCTTATCTGCGGCATCAAGCTCGCGCTCTTTCATTAAGTATGCGGCTGGCGTTGCTGCTGCGGCACCTGCGGCACCCAGAGCTGTGGATCCTGGCTTGCTAGATTCTTCTGCCATTTTTGAGAAGAACAAGAAGCTAAGCATAGCTGGGCTGATTGGCTCGCGCTCTTGATAAACTTGATCTGCAATGGCCAATGCTTGCTGGTAGGCTGGAAGAGTATTTAATACCCCAGCATTAATTGTTGACATGTCTGTGTCTGAAACGCCCGCAGTAACTGCTGGGGCATTTAAATTAGCAACAGAAGATGCATTCATAGCGTCAACATTATCATGAGGAGCTGGGAAACCCATTGGGTCGTTAATGTGAGGCATTTATCTGTTCCCCAAATAATAAGCACTAGCCAAAGAGCCAAGACCTCCAATTGTCTGGCCGTATACACTTGGTGACTGAACATATTGCTGACCTTGTTCAAGACCAATCGTGCGAGTTTCGTATGGAGTTCCTTGAAGAGAACCTTGAGCAAAGTTAAGCATTTGAAATGGGTATTCACGTTGCTCAACATAATCTGAATACGCCAAATCAAGAGCCATTTGATCAAGTTGACGTTTTGCTTGACCTGAAGTCAATAAGCCTGATGCTGCTTGCTCAGTCAAACCTTGAACCAAAGGTGCAAAGCTCTGAAGCTCTTCTGTTGCGCGTAACCTTGAGGCCTCTTCAGTTTCATAAGCTGAACGAGCTCTGTCCTCAGCCGCAAAACGAGCTTCTCTGTCTGAATCAAAACGCTGACCAGCAAACGCCAAACCTTCAGCTGCGGCTCTGGATCTTAAATCACCTGCTGCCCTAGCACCTTCAGAAACAGTCTCAGCTTCTCTTAAGCCAAGCCTAGAGCCTCCAAATGCACCCATCCTTGCAGCTTCTGCTGCATTTGATATTAAGCCTCTGTCTGTTTGACGTTGTATTTCAGAACTGCTGGATCTTGAGCGGTTTGGTAAATATCTAAAAATGGCTGAGCAGCAGCAATGTCAAAAGGAGACCCTGTTAAAGCTGCTGAAGTTGCTGGGGTGTAGCCTTGACCTAGCGTCCCAGCCATGGTTTCAGCATCTGTTATGTATTGATCAAATGTAGATGTGCCTTGAGAAAGTAGAGTCGCAGCATCCTGCTCCTCTTTAGTTAACCTAGATTGCTCATATATAGGATTGCCTGAAGAATCAGTTCCTACTTGAATCGGATTACCTTGAGCATCTAATTTATTTCCGTAGGTTGCAACTCTTTCCCCAGTGTATGTTGGGAATGGACTTGCTGCCATTTCAGCAGACTGTTCATAAAGTTGACGACCAGCGGCTGATACCCACTCAGGAATCTGCGTTCCTGAAAGGACACTTTTTGCGTCTGGTAACGTCTGTACAGATTGTGTGCAAACTCCACCCATTTATTTCTCCACGTACAAAGAACCAGCTTTGCTCATGCCCAAACGCTCAAAAAAATTATCTTTGCGATTTATGTCTCCTGAAAAGACGTGACCTAGCCTTACTGGAAGTTTAGCTTCTTTTGCTGTTTTAATAAAGTCTTTTGATAAAAGCACTGCAGCCTTAGTTTTTCTGGCTGTCGGAGAAACGTAAAACCAAAGATCAGAAAGATGCTGCTCATCAGACCACCAGTCTGAAACAACCATGCCACCTATTGATCCTACTATTTCATTGTTATTGTGTGCTACCAAAATAACTCCTCTGTGAAGAGCTTCATTTATTTTATTGACTAACTTTTCAGTATTTACTTTTGTCAACTTTATTTCAGCATTATTGTGCATTTCAATTAACATTGCTGTTATTGCTGAAACATCAAATAAATTAGCTCTCCTACATTCCACCTAACGCACCCATTTGAGGTTGACCCTGCTGAGGCATTTCACCTTCAGAGCTTACAGCGTCAATAATTTCACCGAGCTCTGGAAGCAACTTCATAAGAACACTAGCAACAGCAGGTGTTATTGCTGCATCAAGACTTTCAAGTTCTTGTGGGGACATATTTGCAAGCCGAGCTAAAAGCACAGCTGCAATATCTTCATCAGCCTGCATCATTAGCTCACGAGCCTCTGCTGGCATAGCTGCCAACGGATCCATGCTAGCACCTTCCATGTTCATTTCTTCAGCCATTTAAACCTCCTTTGGGTTGTATAAAGTTGACCAGTCTGTTTTCTTACAGAAATGACCAACGACCCAACATGTTGGCTCAAGAATCTTCCTGTAAACTTTTCCTAAATAATCTGGTTTGTCTAGCTCACCATATATGTAAGCAATCTCATTAGCACGGTGCCCAGCAACATGTTTCCAGAAATTAACAAGATTGCCTTTGCGCATCTGACGAACCATCCAAACTGCCCAAATGTGATAGCCGTTGACGTGCTGCGGAGTTAAATAATCTCTCGTAAACCTGTAATCAAGAACAACTTGCTTGCGGGTCATGATTCCTTGACGTTGAAGTTCGTTGCATATTACACGCCCACCAATTAAGCCTCCAATTGCCCCACCTATAACTCCTCCAATGACTGGTATGGGTATAAGTGCCTGACCAATGTAAGAGCCTATGGCTGAAGCTCCTGCGGACTTTACTGCTTCTTTGGGCTTCATGCCTGATGCTAGGTTAATGCCAAAACTAATAAGGCCATTCATCCCAGCAGATTTAATTCCTTCCATGCCCAATCTTTGCTGAACACCACCGAAGTAACTAGTTGGTTCAACAGCTGCAGAAACAGCTGCGGATGCTGCAGCATTTTTCCCTGCTTTAACTGCTTGAGCTGAATTAATAGTTGGACCTTCAAAGCCGACTTTGGCTAATGCTTCAGGTTGATATATACCTGTTTCAGAAAGGTTGCCAGCGTCATTGAGCGCAGTCCAGCTATCTAAATTACCTGTCGATTCAGCCAGACCCCTACCACCAGCAAGCTCAGGAGCGAAAACCCTGCCACTTCCCATCGAACCAGCATCTATAAGTTTGCTGCTGCTTCCAGCAAGTTTGGAAACCTCAGCTCCTGGAAGTTTATCAAAGCTAAATGTATTTAAACCACCTTCAATAGCAGCATCCATTCCACCACCAAGATAAGGATCAGCCATACCTTTTACAATATTCTGACCAACAGATTGAACAACTGGGGCAGCTATACCAGCAACTATCTCAGCTGTGGTCGGCATTCCATATTTGCTTTTTAAATCTTCTTCAGGATTATCTTTTTGCAATTGATCATATTTTTCCATCATGCTTTCATCAAAAGCATCTTGAGGATCATAAACTCTTTCCCCACTCTGGATGGTTTTAACCCATTCAAAAACTGGCATAGCTGAAGTGCCATAAAGTGCTTGAAGATTATAAGGATCTATGTCTGGTGTTTGAGATTCTTGCTGATAAACATTGTAAACTATGTTATCATCAATAGGCTCTTCGTCAAGAAGGCTAAGTCCTCCGAGTGTATTATCTTCAGCCATTGGTCACCTCCAAATAACTTGTTGTGACGTGCAATCTGTTGGCTGTTGCTGCTGTCACTTTTAATATCTCTGATTCCATAACAACCAGAGGCTGGGTTAATAATTCAACTGTCGTGTTGGCTGCGACAGCTTTAACTTTAAAAAGGCTAAAAACAGCTGTTGCTGCGTTTGTTATTGTAACTGTTATTGTATCTGCGTTGCCGCTATCTTCAGAGACTAGCATGGATTTAACTATTGCTGTTGTTGCTGCGGGTGCTGTATAAAGAACAGTTGCATTGGTTGTTGTTAAATCAACTTTTGAATTTTTATAATTATTAGCCATTGAACCAACCTTTGGCTTCTGCGGAATCTTCCGATCGCTTTGTTGCTGCGTTTTGAGCGAAATTGTTTTGTGTCTGCTGGTTCTCTAAAGATTTGACCAAGCTCTGCTGAAAAGTTATCATTTGATTGAGCTTATTGTAAAAATCAATAACTGGGGCTGGTGCTCCTATATTTAAAGGTGGTGTGGGTAAACGTATCATCTTAAACCATCCGACCTTGTGTTGACTCTAAAATCACCCAAATGCCAATCGTCTTCTGTGCCTGTGCTGTATAATTTAACTGCCATTTGGCGACCACGTGCTCTAGTGGATACCTTACCTGTAGTTTTGTTAATAGTAAATGGTCCTTTTGTAGTTTCCACGTCTTGTGGATATTTGCGAGTTTTTAATTCAACATAAAGGTTTGTGCCTGAAGTCATTGTTGCGTCTGGTATAACTTTGTCTACCATAAACAATTGATCCCCATTTTCAGATATTTCTAAATCGCTTGTTTCAATGTGAGCTGGCATCGCAGATCCATCATCAGACGTCCCAGTTTCATGATTATAAAGCTCACCATCAGAATCAAACGCGAAAGGAACTTTCCTAAAACCAGCAGCATCAGCCCAGACATTCCTGTCCAAAGTTCCTATTGTCCAAGATCCATCAGAATAATTAAATGTTACATAGCTGTCTGGCTCTGGGTTGTTTGTTCCTGATGGATTGTCATTGCTAACATAAAACCAACTTACTTCATTAAATTTTTTGTTGTGTGCTGCGTATGTTTTATCTATATAATCTTGCTGCATCCTGTCAAAAACAAAATACTGAACTGAACAAGGCAACTCAGCAACAGATCCGTTATACATAAAAAAGTTATTTTTCCCTATCCAATAAATGTCGCCATCAACATTAGCTGAACCATGAAGAGCAACAGAGCCGCAATTAACAGCCAACAATCTGAATGAGAATGTAAAAGGTGGACCAACAAATGTCATTCCGTATGCAGCTTCATCCGTCTGAATGAATGTTTCATCCCTAGTAGGAAGCATTGACATTATCTTTGTTCCAACCTCAAGCCTTTGATCGCCTGATGTGTTTGTTGCTGTTGGGGTAAAATTAACAAAATCCTCTTGGTCTGAGAATCTTACAAGCATAGGATCAATAGTTGTGCTTCCTAGAGGTGTGCTTCCTCCAACTATGAAATGCCTGTCTGGGAAAGATATGCTGGTGGTTCGGACTTTGGTTGGAACGTCTGATGCACCTGATTGTGAAGAAACTAAGACTGATCTTGTTGTTTCTCCGTCAGAGAGCTCCCAATAAAAAAGAGCACCATTTCTAACATTAGCAATTAAATCTTCACCCCAAAGATTTAAGCTCCATTGAGAAGCCTCAAGAGAAACTGTAGATGAAGTTCCGTCTCTGGCAGTTCCCCAAGTGCTCTGACCCCACGTCCCAGCTCCCCAGCCCAATGCTGGGTTTGAACTTTGTGCACCTAAACCTCCAGCATTTCCTACTAAATATTTAAAATCTATTGTTGTTCCTCCACCAGTAGCTCCGCTAGTTGCCGCAGAGGGAACAGTTATTGTAAATGTATTGGTTGTAACTGCTGAGATTTGGAATCCTGATTTTCTATTAAGGGTGTCCGCAGAAACACCGCCAACTGCTGCCGCTGATTCAATTACAATAAAATCTCCAACTATAGCACCATGACTATTATCTGTGCAAGTTATAGTTGTGCTTCCGCTAGTTGTTACTAGAGGATTGCTTAAATTAGAAGTTGTTTTCCTTAGAGGTGTTATGTCATAAATTACATTTTCTTTTAATATATAAATATGAGAAGTTGTTCCTATTGCAATCCTATCTGCTCCATCTGAGTTTGCTCTCCAACCAAGTATGTGTTTTGGAGCTCCTTGAACAGTTATAGGTGCAGAAAGATCAATCGCCCCCGATGGACTTAAGCCATAATAAACTTCTTTTTCCCAGCCACCGATTTTCTTAGCATATCCATTGATAAACCTCACCAAGTTGCCATCTGTAAAAAATGGACCATTTTTTGATGATGCAAATTCAGTTATGTCTTTTACTATTCCTGGTTTAAATTTAAGAAGCTTTAATGTCATGCAACTTCCCTCATCCTTTGAACTAATCTCTCTGCTCTATTAGTTACCTGACGATACCAAACAGAGTCAACCATTTCATCCGCAGCTTGTTGCCAATCACGAGCATCAACTCCAGCTTTCATGCCTTTAAATTTGCTTAAACGAGGGTATCCCATGTTAAACATCATGTTTGCAATAATTCTTTGCACATCTTCAGGGAGTCTGGAAAAGTCTTCGTACAACCTTTCACATTCGGAAAGCACTGTATCGATGTCTGAATTAAAACACTCTGACACTCTATCCTCCGAGACAATCGTTCCAGCTGGCTCTCCGTACTCAATATCGCTATCCAAAACAAGGTGCCCAATGCCAAATGTAGGCAAACCAAGATGATCCAGATAGACCTCATATTTACAGCCTTCATCAGCTTCTATTTCTTCTCTTAGGCTTTCAATGTTCATTTTTTAAAGCCTTTCAATCCACGGATACCAAAACTTGCACCGATACTAGCATACATTGCCCATTGAAACCACTCTGGGGTATTTGACAATGCTGCGAATCCTTCTTGAACATAAGGCTGTGTGAATGGTATAAAACACATAGCTATTATTATAATGAATAAAATCGTCCACGCTTCATCTTTCCAACTATTGTCCGAAGCTTGAGCCATGATCTTTTCCCAGCCAGCTTCATGCGTAGCTGCAGTGACCATAACTTGCGCTTCTGCTTCAGCGCGAGCTTTCGCTACTGCACCTTTAGCTTTAGTTTGTT